TACTGCGTGACATCCAACTTGCGGGGGAGAAAAGTTGGCAGGCTAAAGCATGGCTTGCGGAACGCATTTATAATCATGGAGTTCCGTCTGCTAGGCTACAAGTTTCCCAAGATGTCACCCACGGAATCAGCGGGAACTTGGCGCAGTTGCTGGCAGGGATAAGAGGGAGGAAGCAGGCCGAACCCAAGCCAGCTCAAGTCATAGAATCAGAACCCGCAAACATATCCCAAAAGGGACAAAGTAAACACAATGTTTATTGTGCGACATTAGAAAATGTCCAATCTACTCTAGTAAAATTGCCTAGGAAAAGAAAATTAGAAATGAGACGCAGAAAGCCAAGAGCAGAGTCTCTCGCAAAGTATCCGCCCACCACCACGCCCCCCCTACCGCCCCCAGCCGCCGTTTAATACACATAACCCCCCCAAATAATTGTGGCTTAAAACAAAAAGAGGTCATAAACGCCACTATGCCAAAACCCCCCAAACGCAGTCAAGAAGAAATTTTAGAAGATCTTTCTAAACCAGCCAACTTCGCCGCTAACGCATTGGGAATCAATCTGTATGACTGGCAAAGAAAGGTATTACGCGATTTAGAACCTAAGGACTGTCGCGTAGCCCTGCGTGCAGCCAACGGCTCTGGCAAGACCAGCACCGTAATTGCAGCCGCTTTGATATGGCACGCGCTAGTTTACCAGCGTTCAATCGCTGTCACGACCGCTGGCGTGTTCCGTCAGGTGGAATCACAACTCTGGCCTAGCCTGCGCCATCACATTTCTAAACTCGGCGGGGCATGGGAAGTGACATCAGGCGAGATTCGCTACCTCCACCCCAACGGCAATACGAGTCGCATTATCGGCTACTCAGCGACGGATGCAGGGCGTGCTGAAGGCTGGCACGCCGAGGACCACGATTGTCATCCATTGCTGATGGTGGTGGACGAAGCCAAGACCGTAGCCGACCCATTGTTTGAGGCTATCAGCCGGTGTCAACCAACTAGGCTTTTGATCGCATCCAGCCCAGGCGGGACTAGCGGCGCGTTCTACCGAGCGTTTACCAAGGAAGCAAATATGTGGAGTAAGCACGCTGTCACCGCCTTTGACTGTCCCCACATCACACCAACGCAGATTGAGGAAGTGGTGCAGCGATATGGCGAGAAACACCCGTTGACCCGCTCAATGGTGTACGGCGAGTTTGTCGACATAGGTGCTGAGAGTCTGGTGATTAGCTTGACCCAGCTACAGAACTGCCACAACCAACCCCCCGACTTTAAGCCTGGAACCCGCAGAGCTGGTGTAGACTTTGCTGCGGGTGGCGATCAGAACGTGCTTTGCATAAGTGACGGCAACAAGGTGCTACCTATGATCGCATGGCGCGAAAGGGATACGATGTCTGCGGTGGGTAGATTTATTGTGGAATTTAAGAAAGCTGGGCTAAAGCCAGAAGACATTTATGCGGATGCGAGTGGGTTAGGTATGCCGATGTGCGATGCGTTGGCTGAGGCGGGCTGGGAGGTTAACCGAGTTAACTTTGGCTCTACTGCCTACGACACCGATGCGTATACCAATAGGGCAGCCGAGATGTGGTACAACATGGCCAAGAAGATTGAGGCGGCTGAAGTCATACTGCCTGAGGACGAGGACTTAACCGCGCAGTTAACTTGTCGGCGCACGATAACCAACAGCAAGGGCAAGCTGGGTGTGGAGTCTAAGGACTCGATGCGGTCTAGGGGGCTAGCCTCACCCGACCGAGCCGATGCCCTTGCTTTGTGTTTAAGTGGTGGCAATGTCAACCTTGACTTGACTTTCCCCACCGAGCGTCCAACTTGGCGGATGTTAAGTCAGATCATGTCGGAGGCGAGTGACCCCGTTATGGCTGGCTTTGACGCAGGAGGATAAACACTATGAATATATGGAACTGGATTACCGCAAACTGGCAAGAGATTGTCGCCGCTGTTGGTGGCGTTGTCTTGGCCGCACGCATCATTGTTAAACTTACCCCCACCCCCGCTGACGATTCTTTCTTGGAAAAGATTGTATCTTTCTTGAAGACAGTCGGGCTAAATATCAAATAATCTTTTGTGCTGCGTGCAATCCTTGAGATCATCGCAGCCGTGTTCCGCATCATCCCAGGTTGGAAAGACAAGCGCACCCAGAACCTTGAAGGCGATTGGCGCAAGAACCGTGATGCTATTGACGGCGATCTGCGCGGTGAGTCTTGGTGGTTGCGCAACAACGACACCAGTAACAAACACAACGGGGGCAGTTGAGTCCTTAATGCGAGATGAAAACTATTCTGCTGTCCGTACTGCTGATCCAAAAGTACGCGCTTGGGCAAAGCGTGCTTTACATTACGTCAACGATCTGTCATTTGAATTGAGTAGGGAGCGTAACAAATGAGCGATAAATACACCCGCCGAACTGAATATCACGACCGCATCATTGACAGCTTAAACCAGCGCGAGACTTGGGAGAACCGCCAGCGGTTGTTTTACCAAGCCAGATACTTTGGGGTTAGGCGCAAGACTAAACCTTGGCCTACCGCCGCTGACCTTCACGTTCAGCTAATTGACGGCGCGATTGAGAAGCTAAAACCTAGCTTCGTCAACAGCGCAATTGGCAATGACATCCTTTCCAGCTTCGTCCCGATGCGCCAGCAGTTAACCCCGATCACCGTATCCGCCGAGCGTTGGTTTGATTACAAGATGCGCGAGCAGTCTAACTTTCAGAAAGAGATTGTTTCGGTCATCGACAACTTGCTTCTCTACGGGCGCGGGTTAGCCAAGGTAGTCTGGAACGAGGACAAGAAGCAGATTGCCTTTGAGGCAATTGACCCGTTCCACGTGGTCGTACCGGCTTACTGCAAGAACTTGGCGGATGCAGATTTCATCGTTCACATCATTTCTATTTCAGTCGACAGCTACAAGACCAACCCGCTTTACAAGCAGGACAAGGAATTTGTCAAACGTATCAGCGGTAAGGTCAACGAATCGGTTGGGCTACGCAGCGAGATTCAAGATGAGATTTACAGGCGTGAGGGGATTACGCAGGAGTCGGGCAATGATACTATCATCTTGTGGGAACTTTACACCCCGTCCAAGGACGGCTGGAAGGTTGAAACCTACAGCCCGCTGGATGTGGAGACGGATGTTAGAAAACCCTTCACCTTACCTTACGAACACGGCGAACCACCTTTTGTCGATTTCCCCTATGAGTTGACAGGGGGCGGTTGGTACAGTCCCAGAGGAGTCGCAGAAATCCTCCTCCCTGGTGAGAACCTGCTCAACAAACTCAAGAACTCATTGAGCGACTACGTTGAACTGGCCAACCGACCCGTCTTTGAAGCACAGAATCCTATCTCGCTCAACACGGCCAATCTGAAGATGCAACCTGGGCAGATCCTGCCCCAAGGCTTAAAGCCCGTCCAATTCAGCCAACCACCCTTCGACTTCCAGCGTTTGATGATGGAGGAGAAGATGTCGGCTGAACAGCGCATGGGTCAGTTTGATATGGGTGCTAGCTCGCAGTACCAAATCTCGGATCGCAAGACTGCAACTGAGGTTGCCGCTATCCAAGCCCAAGCGGCTGCTTCTGGCGATCTGCGTAACCGCATCTTTAGGATGAGCCTGTCACACCTCTTTAGGCAGTGCTGGTCGCTTTATGTGCAGTACGCCAAAGAAGACTTGCTGTTTAGGTACGCTGAAGAGACTGGTCAGATGGTTCCAGACGGCATCCACGCCGAGTATTCGATTGAGCCAAAGGGCGGGCTGGACTTTATTAACCGCCAGTTTGCCTTGCAGAAGTCAGTAGCGCGGATGCAGATGTTCCAAAATAATCCTTTTGTCAACCAAGGCGAGTTGGTAAAGTCGGTGCTTGAACAAGACGATCCCTCGCTGGTTCGCCGACTCTTCCAAGATCCAAACGCTGCCTCTGGAGACCAAGCTGAAGATCAAGCGACTGAAATTGCAACGATGCTCGCTACTGGATTCCCAGTCGCGATCAAGCCTAGCGACGATCACAAAGCGCATATATCTGTTCTGTTCGCATTTAACCAAGCGGCTCAACTCCGCCAGCAGCCGGTCGACCAGAGTGCAATGCAAGTTTTAATGGCGCACTTACAACAGCATTTGCAGGCGTTGGAACAGATCGATCCCAACACATCCCGCGCTATCCAGAAACAGCTTCGTGATGCGGCCAAGGCAGACACTCGCCAACAAGGGCAAGCGGTAGGGGCAACACCTACTGAGGGTCAGCCGATGCAACAGGCCGCGCCGATGCCTGCTTGATTAAGAACGTAGAATTTAATGTAACCCCGCAAGAGCGGGTAAAGTTATTCTTGGACGATGAACAATTCGGCCAAGAACTAATGCTCAAGTATTTTGCCAAAGAAAGCGTATACGAGCCAGAAACATTCTTACTTTTTAAGCGTCTGCTCAAAGAAGGCGATACCTTCATCGACATCGGCGGTCATGTCGGATTCTTTTCCATAGTATCCTCGGCACTGGTTGGCGTGTCTGGCAGGGTCTACACTTTCGAGCCAGAGCCTAAAAATTATCTGCACTTGTTACAACACATCCAAGTTAACAATTTGCGCAACATTACACCTCACTGCTGGGCAGTTGGCGATCAATCCAAGATGGTAGTGTTTAATCAAAACCAAGATTGTGATGGCGGTCATTCGCTGTGGGATTGCGGTAAGTTTGGTAACAATGTTAAGAGCCGCGAGAATCCAGTTAGGATAGCTACCTATATGGCATCCTTGGATGTAGAGCTTGCTGGCAGAGATCTGTCAAAATTAAAGCTGGTTAAGGTGGATGTGGAAGGGGCAGAGGAACTAGCCCTGCGCGGGATGGAACAAATCTTAAAGACGCACCAGCCGTTTGTTGTGGCTGAGATTCATGAATTTGGCTTAAATCAGATGGGTAGCTCTGGACAAGCCTTGCGAAAGTATATGGAAAGTCTTGGTTATATTACTTACCTACTAGAAAAAGAAGAACCAGAATCCTTGGTTGGGAAACCACTTCCCAATAAGGAATTTGTCTATAACGTGTTGTTTGCCGCTAAAGACCTACCATGAGAAAACTACGCGCTATCCTATCCTTTATTCGCCAACAAGAGTGGGTTAACGAGCCTGTGTGGAACAGCGAAGACGAGAAGGCGTGGACTGGATTTCTCACAACCCCCACCGGCTTAAAGTTATCTGCCATCTTGCTTAACCTTACTTTGCGCAATAACGCCTCTGCCACCGAGAAGGATAGCGAGGCACTTGCGTTGGCTTGCGGGTATGCTAAAGGCTTTAGGGGATGTGTAGCGGTTCTCGAATCGCTTGCATCCCGAAAAACAAACTCGCCCATCCAGACCGACGATACGGATGGGGTCGAAGGACAGATCGTCGATTAACCTACTACTGGGAATGACTCCCCTAGTGGCAGAGTAAGAAAGGGTCAAAATGGCGGAATTGACTAACCTATCCGAAGCAGATGTATTGGCTTTAGCGAAGGCGGCAGATGAAGGCACGGAACTCGCGCCCACTCTGTCACAAGTTGAAGCGGTAACAGAAACTAAGGAGACGGCCAGCGGCGATACCTTGGAGACACCCGCGACTCCCGAAACCACCGAAACTAAATCCACATCGAATGATGTGGTGACGGATGAGGTCCCTAAGACTGAAACCGTATCAACCAAAAGTTCTTTAACAACGCAATCTGATGAATCCAAGTCGGAGTCGGCTTCCGAAAAAAAGCCAACACGATATGAGAAAGCAAAGTCGCGTCTTGAAAAGGAATGGGAAACACTGCGAGCAGAGAAAGCCAAATTGCAGGCCGAGCGGGAAGCCGCCCAAGCCTCGGTTGGAAAAGCTGCTGCGCAGGAGAAACAAACTTCAACTCGCAAGTTTAGCGCGGAAGATTATCGGGAAGCAGCAAAGAGCTACCGTGATGAAGGCCGCGATGATCTTGCAAAACTCGCTGAAAACAAAGCCAGCGAGATTGAGGTTGAGTACAGGAAAGAGCAAGAGGAGAATGTCAAAGGCGAGCTAAAGTCCGCCTGGGACAAGAACCTTTACGAAGAGGTCGAGGCCAACCCCGATCTTAAAGACTCTTCCACCAAACTTTACAAGGCGGTATCGGAGATGCTACAGAACCACGCCATCCTGCGTAATTACCCAGCGGGGATTAAGGATGCGGTGGGCATCGCCAAGATTAGGCTTAAAGCGGAGGCCGCCTCCGATTTGGAAAAGAAGGTTGCAAAGTATGAGTCAGAATTGGCTCAACTTAGAAAGGCCACGACACCGGCAAGCGGTCAGCCTTCTGCACCCGCACGACAGAAACAGTTTCACGAACTGTCCAGCAATGAACAGGAAAAGGAGTTGTTACGAATGGCAGCGGAAGCAGATAGGATGGGAGTTTGACAGGTTAGTGGTATAGGAAAAATAAAATGGCTAATGTTACTACAGGCTCTGTCTCTTCACAGTTTCAGGCCTTCTTCTCAAAGTCACTCTTAGAGAGGCAAATCCCCTTGCTCCAGATGGAGCAGTTTGCCCAAAAGGTTCCGTATCCGACGAAAACTGGCGGCAACAAAACCGTCCGCTTCTTCCGATTCGACAACCCTAGCATCGCTTCAATCACCTCTCTCTCCGAAGGAACGAGTCCTACGGGCGGAGCTGGTGAACGTCAGCTCACCCTCTCCACAGTCGAAGCCACGTTGGAACAGTTCGGATCTAGCATCGTCCTCACCGACGTATTGCTGGCCACCGAGCTATTCAATCACTTGGCCCAGGCTACTAAGCAACTCGGTGAAGATGCAGCTCTCCATGCCGACACCCTCTCGCACCGCGCGTTGGTGTTGAACACGACTGCCTCCACGACTGCTGGTACGACTGTCTCCACGTCGTCCTACGTGCGCTACGCACAGAACGGAACCAACGGAACCAACTTCCAAGGTGCATCCACGGCTAACGCCGCGATGACTGCTTTGGATCTTCTGGATGCCGCGACTGCCCTCAAGGTCAACCGCGCTCCCAAGATCAAAGATGGTTACGTCCTCGTTGCTCCTCCTCAGGTCACTCGTGACTTGATGAACGACGATGACTTCCTTCGCGTTTCGTCCTACAGCACCCCCGAAGCCATCTACAAAGGTGAAGTCGGTCGTCTGTTCGGCGTGAGCGTAATCGAAACCACCAACAACTTAACGGCTGGTACCGCTGCTTACGGTGTAAACACCGAGGCAACCGGCTCCAACTACGCAAGCATCGTACTCGGTGGGCAAGCCTTCGGCGTGCCTCACATGACAGCGGTTGCGGCCACTGGCTCGCCTTACGCGCCTAAGGTCACGATCCTCGATGCTCCGGACAAGTCGGACATCTACGGTCAGCGCACCATCGCATCGTTCAAAACCTTCTATACTGCGAAGCAATTGAACCCTGCGTTCTATCGCGTTGTCTGGTCGAAGTCTAACTTCGCCTAAGTTATCTATATGGGAGCCATGCTAGTGATAGGTATGGGTCCTCGGAAAGCTGGGGAGGGTAAAACCTCCCCAGCCTCTTCCAGCGAGAAATCTATGCCCAAGGAAGGTCTTGTTCGCTTGCCCATGTCCATGCTTGAGATGGATGGTGGTGAAGGCGAAATGACTCCTCCAGAGGCGGGTGACTCGGTGGAACTCACTGGCACAGTCGAAAAGGTTGACGGCGATACTGTATTCGTCCGCATCAATGATGCGATGGCGGAAGCAGAGCCGATGGCTGAAGTAGATGAAGAGTCAGAGATGTCCGAAGAGGATAAAATGCGTAAGATGGCAGAGGAAGCCGACGAGGAAAGCTACAGCTAATGCCGATCTACCAGTACACCGACACCCGTAACGGATCAGTCGTTGAACTGGAGAAAACGGTTGCTAAGAGGGATTCAGTCCCTAGCTATCTGAGAAGGTCGACTGTGCCACAACGTTTGACAGTATTTGGAACGGGAGAATCCCCGACCGATCCAACGCTGTCGAATACATCAACAATTATGAAGGGGTACTACAAACAAGAACAAAAACTTGGGAGTAGGTTCAAAAGCGACTTTAGCGCGGATCAAGTGAAACGTGTCTGGGGTCGCAAAGGAGACTAATATGTCAGATAGAAATGTTCGTAGCGGACAACTTGCCAAGAGCAGGCCGTTTAAGGTGGACAGCAAAGCCGAGACACAGCTTGTGGAAATCACCAGCGTGGCTACTGGCGGAACATTCAGCACGAATGCTACCAGCCTTGGCGCACTGTTGCTCAAAGTTAACGGAACAGCGGTAAAGATTCCGTTCTACACAGCGTAAGGTTATGTCGCGACTTCTATCCAGAATCGCGCTAGGCGATGCTGGCACGACCATTGCAGTTTCCAGTTCTACAAACACTGGGGCTTTCGATGGCGTGACAGCGTTGACTGGTGGGACAATAACCATCTCTGTTAGCGGGACATCATCTACGGGTGTTGCCTTTGCTTCTGGCGCAACTTTGACGGGTGACATCACCGAAGTCATTGTGTCCAGCGGAGGCCCATTCGCACTCTATAAGCGGACGGTTTAAGGCTCTTATATGGGCTGGCAAACTAACCGCATCTTGGAGACTATTGGTACTGCCACCGGCGGTACGCAAAGCATTAACTTTAACCTCGAAGCCATAGAGGCTTTAATGGTTACATTGCAGGCTGACGTTGCTGATGGCATTCGTCCGCCCAACGCCACAACTGGCGGAACTGGCCCGACTGACTTCACCTCCACCAGCTATGGCACGATTGCAACGGCAAGCACTGGTAGGCTGGGATGTACCATCTTCAATTCTGGCCCAGGCAACCTCCACGTTATGCTAGGCACAGCAACAGCAAGCACGTCCAATTTCACAGCCAGATTAAGTTCTGGAGACTACTATGAAGTCCCATTCAACTACACTGGATTGATTGGTGGCATCTTTGCCACCGCTGGAACTGCTGAAGTGACGCAGTTGAGCTAGGAGTAGGCGATGCCTATATTTAGACCGCAACAAAATCCAGTTTCGTTTCTAAGAAATAACAGAAGATTTGTTCTTGCTAATACTGGTAATTCTTCTGGTGGAGCTGCATCGGGTGGAGTGGGCGGTTTCTCTGTTAATTGTGGAACTACTGCTACTGCCTACGGGAAAGTTGCCTATAGTTCAGCGTTTAGCTCGTATACTCAAAGAAGCGGTGCTGGAATTGATCTTACTTCTGGCGTTGGGGTTTATGGGATCGGCCTTATAAGCATAGGCGTATCGGTAAGCGGCCAAGCCTTTCGAGTTATTGTTGGAGATGACAGCGCATCGGTTGTTCCAGCAGTTTCAACAAGCAACGCAATCTCAACAAGAGGATTCGGCTTTGAGGTTTTCAACAATGCAGGGACTAGAACAGTTCGCCTATTTGCACACGACGGGACAACCTATTCTACTTCTTCTGGATTAACTTCTTTTAATTTTAGTTCATTAGATAGGGTTTATGGATTTTGGGTTAAAAATGATTCGCTTGGGAATGTTTATCTTTATATGTCTCAAAACACTGCGGACAATACTTGGCCTCTGCCATCATTTTCAGACTCTCCAGTTTTAACAATGACTGGCGGACCAACTGCCAACACAAGCGCAAAAAGGTATGTTACCTTTCAAGCCATCACTGATGGGGTTAATAATCCAGCAAATG